TACGTCAGGCACAACTTCACCTTGTGCCTCTGGTTTTGTTAAGTCAACCTTTACAGGTTCATTTACTGAACTATTAACCAGTTTTTTAGGTTTTGTTTTCTTACCTTTTAAAGAAAACTCACCTTCTTGCTTGACCTCTACGGCCGCGTTTTGTTCTGCCATAATATAATATTATAAAATTAAAAAAATTATTTAGGACCAAAGGCTTCTAGCCCAAAATCTCCTAAGCTATCATTAGTTGACTCAAAATCAATAGGAGTACCATCATTGTTCCTTTGTTGAATCAGCTGTGATTGTTGAGTACCTTCCATACGTACTCTTTTGTCTTTACGATCTTCTATTTCTTTTTCTTTATCACCTTCAGCTTGAGCTCGTGCTCTAGCCAACTGCATGTTATACTCAAACTCTTGTGCCATCAACGTTTGCTTTATTTGTGCTTCAGTTTGCATACGTTGCATTTCAAACTGTGACTTAGCTTGTTCTATTTGCATTTTTTGTTCTGTAAGAACTTGTTGCTTTTGTGTTTCAGCTATCGCAGTTTGCTCTGCTAACTGAGCGTTTGCTTGTGCTTGCGCTTGCATATTAGCTTGAGCTGTAGCTTGATCTCTTTCAGCTTTTAATCTACGTTTTTGTTTTAGCATTTGATTAGCTAATTTTAAATTACGTATCTGTCTAAGATCAATGGCGTCTTCTAAATCAATACCACCTGATTGTAAAGCAACTTGTATGTTTTGTTCTAACTGTTGCTTTTCTTCTTCATCTGGTTCTAAATCTAAGAATATACCAAAGTCATGTAAATTTAAATTAGAAATTTCTTCTAAAGTTCTTACATTAAATGTTGATATGCTTTCTATTAGTGCATTAGCTGTTAATGGAAAGTTTAATACATCAACTATTTTCTTAGAAATATTTTCACACAATCTCAACGTTAAATATAAACTAGCATTATTAATATGCTTAGTTGCTATATTTGATTGTTGAGCTGCTATTTTTTGTAAACCTACTAGTGTATCTTTGTCTGGTAACGTACCATCTCTAGCTTCATTAAGCCCTGTTACGTCACGTATCATTTGTATATAATAATTATACGTGTTTACAAGTGCACCGATTTTAGCTTGACCAGCTGACGTTGATAACTCTTGTACAGGAACTTTGCCAGCATTCATACCACCTTCTTGAGTTAACGATCTACCTACTACAGAACCAGTTTGAAAATACATGTTTAATGCTTCAGCTGGATTATAATTTGTACCATTACCAAGATCAACCTCTGCAAGACCGTCCATGTCTAAGAACACACCATCAGGTACCATACGTGATATAACTTGCTGTAATTTTAAATGTGTTAACTGAACCATATCGGCAAAGCCCATAGTCTTTGTAACAAGTGATTCAATTCTACCTTTATACATACGAGGTGCACATATAGCATAGTTCATTTCTACTTTAGTGGTGTCTGACATAGGTCTTGTCATGTTCTCTGCCATTTCCCACTTAAGCATCATATCTGTACCTAAAACCTTTACGCCTTCAAATAAAACTTCTATAGATCTTGATACTCTATTAAAGTTATCACTTTCTGGTGGATTAAACGTATCTGGTTTTTCTAATATTTTTTCTAGACCTTGATCTGTTCGTTTTAACTTAAACACTTGGTCCATGTATGTTTTATATTCAAAGTATAAAACTTGCACAGTATTTTCATCATAAGCACCCCAACCATATATATAGTTATTATTGCTATATGACTTTTGTATTTTTTCTAACTCATCATCAGATATATGAGGAAATTGTCTTTTGATTTCAGCAACCGTCATTGCTTTAACCTCACCAACATAATATATATCTTCAAAATTAGGATCTTCTGTGTATGAATAAACCATGTAAGAAGGATCAACATAATCTAATGTTATACCATTACTTACATTAAAATTAGTTTTAGCAGCAGCAATACCTAATGTAACTAAATCATAGTTTAATCTACGCTTTAATAAATCATATTTATTTTTAGCTAGTATTTGAGTTATAGCTTCTTCTTCTGCTATTTCAACTGCTTGTTTATAAGACAACTGTAAATGTAATTCCATTTCTTCAATTGTCTTTGGCAAATCACTTGGCGCTATATTTGTGTTGGATATATCTTCACCAGTAGTTTGTTTTGTTTTTTGTATAATTTCCTGAGCAAAAATATCTTGTGCTAAACCTTCTGCATATCTAGTTCTTTTCTTTACAGACTCAGGGTCTTGTGCATAAGCTTTAATATCATAATCTTTATTTGATATACCATTGACTAATATATCTACAAATTTAGATAATATTGGTACAGGTTTCCAGTCTAGATTTAAATAGCTTAAGTCACCGTTAATAGATAATTCATCTTTGTACTTTTGTACGGGTTGTTCACCTCTAGCATATAATCTACGAGTATGATAATTATTAAACGTAGTCAAATACCTATTACCGTTAGTTCTACCTTGCGCAAACCATTCTGATTGTATAGCGTCAGCAACTTGCTTACCATACTTTAAACTCATTTTTTCCTCCAAAGGTACCACCTGATTGGGAAAAGCGCTATTAGCATTATAGTTTATATTCATTTATCGTATAATTTTCGAAACACTACCAGTGTTGTCATATCGCTTTATACCTAAATCATATGACACTAGTTCTCTTTTTGGTATTGGTCTATATCGATGTTTATTGCAAGCCATAATAGCTAGACCAGAACTAATTGAAGCATCGTGTTTTGTTCTATTGTTTATATTAAATCTACTCCAATCATTTAATGTTTTTTGAAAATACATATCGCCATATTTATTTCCATCATAGCCTACATAACTTTCAATGTAAGTTTCTATTGCAGCTGCATGAGCTTGCTTAATGTCTTCACTTGAATTAGGTATACCACCTATTTCTCTTTCTGACACTGATAGTTTATTATAAATCTTATCAGGTCTATTCATTGAATAACCTCTATAACCTCTTCTTTTTAAATGATATAAGAGTCTAGGTTTGTTATTCTCTGCAAGCAATGGCATACCATAAAATACGCAAGCCATCAATACATCTTCAAAAAATATTTCAGCTGTTTGAGGTCTAGCTATATATTCTAAAAAGAAATGATTCGGTGGAACATCTAACATACTAAATTTAGTTAGACCATGTAAAGCTCCATTAGAACCTCTATTATCTACAGTACCCGATATATCATAACTGTCACAACCAAAAGCACCAAGATCTTCGTTTCCAGGATATTTAACTCCATTTTTAAGTATTACACGATTTTGAAGATTTGTAGGTGGAACCCAAGTTATATTAAATCTACCACTATTATTTGGTACAAATATTACTTCAGTGTCTTTTATTCCATCTCTCCACTGAAAACTACCTTTTGTAACTAGTGAACTATTTTTAAGATCACCATTAAAATCTATTTGCTCGTATATTTTTGTTAAGTTAAACAATGATTGTTTAGCTTCATCTCTGAAAGCGTGTTCTTCAGTTCTAGGAAATTGACGATAAAATTCGTTTAAAGCATCTTGATCACCTTTTAAACCATCAACTTCATTTTGCCAATAATCAATTACACCTAAATTTATAAATTCTCCATGAGGCCCTTGAACTTCTTCTGTCGGTGTTTCGAATACAGGTAATCCATAATAATCAATGTATCCCTCGTAATTCCATTCCATAGGTATGAACAAACTATATAGTCCTGAGCGAGTTTGTCCATTGCGGTTTCTTTTTGTAACGTCTGAGTCATAGTATAATTTTTTAAAATTGTCACCACCTTTATCTAACGCGTTACACGTTGAACCCATCATACATTTACCTATAATTCTACTACCTAACCTTAACGTGGTTTTTGTGACACGCCAGTTGTTGAGAATGTTGTTTGGCCTTTCCCATTTACCCGACTCATCGTGAACAAGGAGCTTTAGTTTCTCACCGTCGTAGGAGTTGTCACCTGTGTTCTTCCAATCGATCGTGGTGTCGAGACCTTGTAATTGTTCTTGCGGTTCGTTTGCAAGTATCTTACGCCTCGTGAATTTACTGGCTGGTACCCTGTACGCAAGCTCTGTCTTTGGTCGGTCCATGCCGTCCTGTATTGGTTTGAAAAAAAAAGGATAATTGACCGATATGGGCACCACCTTGTCTGTAAACATGGTCTTTGCATCAGGACCGGATTTTGATAATATACCATATCTACTATCGGACGATATAGTTGCCAAGTTAACCACTTCTCCCGAGGCCATAAAGGAAAACCCAGAACGTCTGTTTTTAAGGTAGCACATTCCATAGCAGCGCTCGTCTGCTTTGCAAGCTTCCCAAAAGATAAAGAATAATCTGTTTGCTTCTCTATAGTCTGGTTTCCCAACATCAATCTTGGACCACTGCAAGTACATAAAGTGAGTACCAGTAATATAAGTAGCCAAACTTTTATTATAGAACCAAAAGCCTTCGTCTCTTCGAGTAAATTCTTGATCAATGTAATCATACCAGGTTTCCTTAAAATCAATAGGGTATTGCTCCCAATCAAAGATTGTTTTTATTTTTTTTAATTGCTCTGGTATTTGGGTGTATTCCCAAGTATTAGATTTAAATGTATGTACTTCTTTTGGTTGCTTAGGTAAAGCTATTTTTAAATTTTGTATTTCATATATTTCACCTATCTCACCTGTTTTACTTATTACAACAACATCGTGTTCTTTGTTATAACCATATTTCCATTTTTTATACCTATTATTTCTTTTAATTATATTAGGTTTTATATGATCATCTAATACTTTGTAAAGGGTTTGAGTATACATTATCTAGACCTTCCTTCTGCAAAACCTTTAAAAGATCTTTCTTTAATTTCTTTAGGTTTTTCGTTTAACATATTCTCTTCTTCTTGTATACGTTGAAGTATTTCAAACGCATCAAATATAGCTAATTTTTTTGTAGCAGCCGCGTTTTTTAAACGATCAGCTGATATGTCATCGTCAGAATCTACAATAGGTTCTTTAGCTACTTTTATTAACTCATCGACTGCTTT